CTCATAAGCAGTGATCGGATCGAGCGTGTCCTGATGGATCAGGCTCTTCTCGCAGAACTCAATGATTGTGTTTCTCAGGGCACGGATCGCCATGTCCGAGGGACAGCCGGGCACATCTGGAAGAATCTCTGGCAAGAATGATTCAAGTGTCTTCATGTGATCCCCAGCAAGCCAGCTTTAAATTTCTGATACAGGGCGGCAGACCGGCCATCCACTGCGAACTCGTCGTCTCTCAACTCTGCCCTGTGGACAACGTAGTCAACCATCGCAAGCAGGTAGTCGTCAGAGATGGGGATCGTGGATGCCGCTGTGTAGGCGGCGAACGATGTGGTCAGGTTGGACAAGAACAGATCCGGCCTGACACGACGAGCCTCGATCAGCGCCGAGCGAGCGTAGCTCATCAACTGGGCCTCCGTATATCGAGGGTCTGGGTTCAGCGCAGTGATTTCATCATTGAGCAATACCCTAGCATCGTCCATTACAGTTTGAAATGTTGCCATTTATACTACCAAAGTACCTTTCTAGCCCAGTGATTTGCACTGAACACATCATCCTTGGTGGGCTGACCGCTTTTGTTTTTGATACCTGCCGACCGAGCAAGGTAGTTTTTTCTTCGATCTGTGTCTTTGTGCTGGGTGAAGTCTTCCATTCCCCGTAATCCAAAGCGCACGATCTTGACTTCGTCGCCCTTCTTTGCAAGGACAACCTTCTTTTGCTTTGCCCCTGCTGGCGCATTCTTTGGCTTGTTGAAGCCGTCAAACTCTTGTCCTCGATAGACGAGCTTACCGCCATCTCGCTTAACGTCCTTGGCTTTCATGCGGCCTCTTTGTAGAGCAGGACTGTAATGTCGTCTTGGATAGACACTTCATCATCCGTTGGTTTCTTGGGCTTTGCTTCTTCCTGAACGACCTCGTACCCCAGATCCAACAGCTTTTCGTCGTACACCACCAGACGACCCGTGCGTTTGTTTCTCATGAACATGCGATTCTCCCAACTGGAATACGGTTGCTGGCTGGATTGACTGCAACGACTCGCAGATTTTGACACACCGTTCGTCCCAGCCCTTGTCTCTTTGCCAGTAGCATCCGCTGCATGGCATGTCCGATCCTATTCCAATGACAGATTCAGAGCAATCAAAGACGAAGTCTCTGGTCGTCGGGCCAAGAACGGCAACTGTCGGCGTACCAATCAGTCCGGCAATGTGCGCCATGCCGCTGTCGTTACCGTACAGGATGGTGGCGCTGCCGATCAACTCAAGGATCTCAGAGGCTGGCCGGTTCCAGTAAAGCTGCGTGGACGGGATCTTCTCAAGAAGCTCTCTGTCTCTACCGGAGCCTATGGTCACCACAACGTAGCCTGCATCTGTCAACAGATTGGATAGATCTGTCCATCTGTCTGCGTTCCAAGAACGTACCGACCAGACGCTTGTGGGTACAAGGACGGCCAGCTTCTCGGCCTTGGTGTACTTGGCGACCCTCTCCGGCCTCTTGGCTACACAATCTGGGATCTCGTAGTAACGGCGCAGGTTCTGGACGTACCAGTTTGGCCTTGATCCACCAATACATCCTGATCGGAGTTGGCCTTGGTAGTCAAGGTTTGCATCTGCCGAGAAATCTGTCTCTGGGCAAATGCTGACATTGGGGTGCAAAACAGCGGAGAGCCAATCGACATGCCTCGTGTGAAGCGTGACGTTGAACCCTTGATCTGCTATTCCGCAAGCTGCATACATTCCGCAAACAGCGTCCCCGATCCCCACCGCAGAGACATAGAACATGATGTCCTTTGTCTGCTTCGGCGGATCACGTGGATCATCCTCATACTCTGCGTAGTATCCAAGCTCAAGCAAGGATCTATCGTAAGCGTGAAGTTTGCTGGTTTTAGTGTTGCGGATGTAAAGCATAAAAAGGGGAGAGGCCGAAGCCTCCCCCAATTCCTCGGCAACTGCTTAGGCTTTGGAAACCAGAGCGTTGACCAAAGCCTCAGGCTTGGTCACTTTGTAGCCGTAGACGTTCAAACCACGAACGATGTTACCGAATGTGGATTGGGCACGGATGGTTTCGACGTTGGTCATTTGTGAAGCGAAGGAGATCGCATCACGTGTACCAGCGAGGATGTTCCAGCCACGAACGTCAGCAGCAGTACCTGTACCGCCGGTGGATGAGTCGGAACCCAAGTCGGTGGCATAAGGCAGGTTGTTGGAGACGTACAGTGTGAAACGGTCGATCATTCCCAACTTACCGTTACGCAAGGGAGACTGGCTGTCGCCGGTCAAGTACGCTTGCTTCAGGTCAGAGTTCTTAATCATAGCGGCCATCCATGAAGGAATAACCAACCAACGACCAGTCTCAGGAACGTCTTGCTCGTCCAACACTTGGCCCATGTCCAAAATCAAGTCCAACACGTTGGTCTTGCTGATGGCACGAGTTGCGTAGGTTGCGCCCAAGTTGATGTTGCCAGAGATAGCGCCAGCAGTTGCGCCTTTGTTGGCTGATGCTGCGCCAGCTTTCACGCCATTCAACACATCATAGTCGATGGTGATCTTCATTTGCTCGCTGGCATCGCTGGTGAACATGTCCATCAGCTTGACATCGGCCTGAACTGCATCAACGTCGTCCAGCACGACAGAGTAGTATTTACCTTTGTCAATGTTCAATTCCAAAGGTGTTGACTCTGGAACTTCATTGGTGAGGTTCATACCTTTCGTGTAGTCACGAACAGTAATGGTAGGAATGGAACGGATGTAGACCTTGTCGCCTTGGCCTTTGATCTCGCCTTCCCAGTCGTTGTTGGTGATCTCTGCAAGAACAGTGCTCTTGTAGAACTTAGCTTGCAACTTACCAGACCAAACTTCAGGGATGAACTTGGTTGTACTGGCAGTTGAATACTGGGGATATGCTCCGCTGATAAGGGCTGCGGAACCTGAGCCTGCTACTCCAATTGACATGGTATTTCCTTAAAAAAAGATTGATTGTTTGGGTCATCGAATACGACCCTCGACTGACGCTGATGCAATATCAGCTTCAATGGCAACTGCGTCTGCATCTGTAATAGTTCCTCGTCTCACCCTGTCGTAGAAAATTGTGATTTCTGCGCGAGTCCAAATCTTCTTCGATTGCGGTGTTGAAGGAGCTTGGTTTGTCGGTGGGACAATTTGCTGTTCCATTGATGCGGCGCTTTGTGCCGCCCACGATTGTGATGTCTTCTTAAACGTGTTGAAGAATTTCGCAGCACGAACTGGATCACGTTGCTGTTCTGCTTTGCCGAGAAGCGACTGTCTGGTTTCTCCTGTAAGGTCATCAACACCATCGAGCCAATTTAAAAAATTGGTGTCAGCGTTAAGGGCCTCCCAGTCGGGAACCATTTCGGTCAGTGATCTGAAGAAGCTGTCTTGAACAACGTGTGACTGAACAGATTTAACTGAGTCAATTTCGGATTTGAGTTTTGCGATCATCGCATCCTTTGAGGCCAATTCTTCTCTGGCAACTCGACGGGCTACGTCAATCAAACCCTCACCATATTGCTCAATCTCCTCTGGCTTCACCAGTAGTTCAGGAGGTTTGGCGTTCTTCATCTCTTCGAGTTGATCCTCTAGAGATTGAAGGCGGCCCTTCAAATCTTTATTCTCGTGTGCAAAGCGAGGAACTTCAGCGTTGTACTTCCCTTGTAAAACCTTGAATCGGTGTTCCCAGCTTTCCTCTTGAGGAGGAGGCGGAGAGTCAATAGCAGGTTGGGGAGTTGGAGGGTCTTGCGATTCAACCGGAGGTTGAGGCATTTGCTCCATCTGGCCTTGCTTCTCTATCTCTTGCAAAATTTCATCTGCTCGCTTTTCAGCGGCGATTACTGCACGTGGTAATGTCGACATCTTTTCTCCGTGAGCCGAGACAGTCACATTCGAGTCTTGCGGTATTCGAGTGATTTGTTCGGTGTTCAACGGTTGCTGGGATAGGCCAGCACCTGTTGCAGCAAAATGCTGCTAGACAGTCTTTCGACTATCTACCGCAACTTTCGGATAACCTCTTCGGCATCCTTTGATTTTTCTAAAAACTCACTCACAGCCTGTGCCGCTCCTTGCTGCCAACGACAGAGGACTTCGTCCTTTGTACTGGCGCTGTCACGATACAGGTCTTGTAGTGAGGCCTCCATCCATTGAAGGATGGTCTCAAACTGGTTGTTGCCCTTGAGTGATGCAAGGGCGTTTAGAACTTGTACTGATGGCTTCTGAAGCAAGTTATTTCCCTGCCGCTTCCTTGGCTAAACGAGATCTTCGCTCAGCGGGTGTTTCAAAGTTCTTAATGTAGTCAACTACGCTTGTGCCGACGCTCTTTGCTTTGTCTACTAAAGCCTGTCGATTAGCGGCAGCTTGGTCTGATGTTGGAACACGACCACTGCCACTAGGTTTGGTTGTTGTGCTTGGCTGTTGCACCTGCTTCTTCATTACCTCATTACCAGCAAGACCTTTGTTTTGAAGGACTAGAGCCTCAATGTCTTTTTGAGATTGACCAGCCTTATTTGATCGATCTACTTTTGCTGGTTTCTTTTTCTTTACAGGAGCAACTACTGGGGCGGCTTTATTTACCACGGCAGCAGCATTTGAAGAAGCAGCATTTGAAGAAGCAGCATTTGACGCAGCGGCAGGAGCAGGAGCTAGGGCTGCTTGCGAATTAACATTTGATTGCACTACAGCCGCAGACTCTGGTTCTTTCTTTACCATGTAGTCTTCTATCTTGCGACGAGGCTCTTCTGCTTTTACTTCTGCTACTGGCTCCGCCTTCTTTTCAGAACCCATTCCACCAGACATGGCGTTCTTCTTCGCAACATCAGAGTCACTCATGCCTGAGTCGCCAGTGATGTTTGACGGAGAAGACTCAGCCTGTTTGTCACGAGTGAAGAATGAGCGAACAGATTCAACAGCAGATTTGAGGCGGTTCAAGTTTTCTTCTCCTGCCTTCATGCGGCGATCGTAGCTGCCGGGATCAACCTTGCCAGTGCGTGGATCGGTATCTCCGATCTCGTCATCAGAGCGAGTGCGGACAGAGCCACCATCAGCAAACTTGCGAACAACAGGCTTTGGTGCTTGAGGCATGTTGTTGTTTGCTTGAGAGATCTTCGAGTGAAGGGTGGACATGCCAACCTTCAGCTTCGGGTTCATAGTTGAGGGAGCAGAGGGTGAGCTAGTCTTGGCGTAGCTCTTGTTTTGCCAATCAGGTTTCATTTCTTTTCCTTCAACTTGACGATGTATTCCTTGACCTTGGCGACCAAGGCCTTGGCTCGCTCAACGATCTGGGCAATCATTTTCCAGCTTTCATGCACTTGCCCATAGCAGCGCACTTCTTAGGGGCGGGGCAGCCAGCGCATGGCTTGAATGCCTTGCCGCCATCCGCCATCTTCATGCTTTTGGCTGAAGCCATCATCATTTTCTTGGGGGCTTTTTTGGCTGCGTCTTTCATAACTTTGCCGCCATCTTTGTAGCCTGCGGGGATCATTCCTTTTTTGGCAGTTTTGTTCATCATGCTGATACTCCTTGTTGAGGTTGAACGGTATTCATAGCAGGAGGCGCTTGGTCTCCGGCTGGGTTTGTTGCTTCGGGTGCTGCAATCTGTTGTTGTGGCATTGCGGCTTGTAGTTGCTGCATTGCCATTTCGATCTGTTCTTTTTTGAACTTCATCATCTCTGTCGATGGAACCAATCTGTCGGTGTCCATCTGGAGGCCCATTGCAGTTTCCCGCAACAGATACGCAGCACCTTCCGGCCCAACGATTTGCAGGGCGATTTGGTTGCTCAAGACCAAGTTCAAGAACTCGTTGCGACGGACTTGGATCTGCTCTTTGGCGATCAAGCCCATTGCTCCCTTGGCTACTACCCTGAAGTCACCCTTGATGTAGGGGTCTGGGTTGTAGATCATGTTGTGAACGTAGAAGCGGGTGACCACCATCGTGACCACGTCATCAATGGTTCCGACCGCTGTCTTGATTCCCTTGGCGGCGTTGTCCATCAGCATGGATAAACCAGAAGCTGTTCGGCCAGCACCACTTGCACCAGAGCCAGAGCCGTAGATGTAGTTGGGGATACCCGTTACTTCGTCCGCTTGTTTGGCAAACTGGTTGTAGATGCCCATCAGTTCAGCGGCTTTCATGTCAGGCATGAAGAAGCGAACCCCGGGCTGACCACCACCTGTCTTGTCAGATGTGGTTTGCCAGATCTTCCAAGGATACATCTGGGTAACGTCTTCTCCGTCGGCCAATCTGTCCACGGCCACTTCAACCTGTGGGCCAGATCCGATGCCCATGTTGTTCGCCAAAGAACGTGCAGCCGCATTACACATGATCTGCACGTCACGCATGTTCTCGGGGAGGGCTGTGCCCCAGAATGCACCGGGGATGGATCTCCATGAGGCGATCTCGTATGGACGCTCACCCAGTGGATCTGGGTTGATGACGGCCTTGATGGTGAAGCTGGCAACTTGCCAAGCATTGATTTCGTAGATCTTGTTGGGTTCTACGTCCTTCATGCCCCACTGGATCAGGAGATCTCCCATCACTGGCCCCCAGAACTCCAATGCTTCGATCAGGTGATCGTTGTGCATTTGAGAATTGGTCTTGCCTTCTAGGTCGTCTCTCTGTTGGTCGCCGTACTCGTTGTATCGATAGCCAGCTTTTCCGTAGCGGATGAGGACTTGGTCGATCTCGTCGTCGGAGTATCCGGGTATACCCTTCAGGGATTCCAAGGTAGAGGCCGACAGTCGGTGTCTCTGGATCAGGAAGCCGTCATCCACGCCCATTGAGTTGGCGCTTGGGAAGATGTCGTAAGGGGAGACCCGAGAGACTTCACGAACCATGTCTGTTACGACGATGGGCGTGAAGTCTGGCCCCCACTGGAGATTCTTCTTACGGCGAACGCTTGGCCCCTTGAGGATAGCGGTCGGGAAGGTGACGAAGTCGTCGATGAAGTCCTGCATGGCAGGTTTGAACTTACCCTTGTCCAGTTGGTCTTGGATGACCTTGGACATTCTTTCTGCTGTGGCCTTGGCTTCTTCCTTGACCCGCAAAGAAATCATGTCTTGCACTTCGGCCAGACGCTTGCGGAATGTCTCGGGGTGGAGTTGCTGACCGGCCATCACGTAGTCTTCAGCTTCTGTGCGGACTAGGTCAATGATGGACATGCGAACTTCTGGCGGGATCTGTGGTTCTTGTGAGGGAACGAGATCGAAAGGGCGGTCTGCTTGAAGCATCACGTCCTGAATCCACGACTTGGCAGCGGCGCACTTCACGTCTGTCAGCATCATGTAGATGTCTGAGCCACCAGTGTTGGAGATGTCGATGGCTTTATCAGGATCGTACTCACCACGGCGCTGGCGCTCACACTTAAGCAGTCGCTCAGTGATGTCCTGCTTTGCCATCTTTGCTTGAGTCCAGCAGGAATTGATGTGTCCAGAGATGCCCAGCGCGATCAGGTCGGAGTTATCCACGCCTTGTGCTTGGACGGCGCTGATGTCTGCTTCGACTGGCGCTGCTGCCTGATACACCTGTGTCATGGTTTATTCCTTGGGTACTGCGGAGTCTTTCGGCTCTCCCAGTAAGACGATACATACATTCTATTTTCAAGATTCTCAGATGGAGTCACATCTCTAAGATTAGAAATTCTATTGTCGTTTTTCATTCTGTTGATGTGATCTATCACTTTTGTCGGCCAGTTTCCATAAAAGTGCATCCATGCAATTCTATGAGCTTGGTATGTGACCTTGTCAATTTGAACATGAAGATAACCCCTCTTATTTGCCGCGCCAGCAAACCACTCTGTTTTTGGTTTGAACTTATGTTTAACTAGCCACTTAAATAATCCAGCGTTTGGATCATATAGCAGAACTTCACGGAGTCGATCAACGGTTAGAATTTGCTTGCTCATCATTCACTCTCTTACAGTGATTGTTGGGAAGTAAGGCTCTAGTGAACCAACACTAGGGCCTTACGCTTTTTACGACCATGCTTTGCTGGACGCTTTTTTGACTGGTCGTGCCCTCACCTCTACTCTGCCGCTTCGTGCTGCTAAACAGAGGTACTGGAGTGCATCGTGGGGATGACTGTATTTGTCTTTGACTGGTCTGTCACGGTATCTTTCACCAGCAACCTTGAGTCGTTCGTACCTGAACCCGCCGAGGAAACCCTTGCGTAGTTGTCGGCAGTTCGGCGAGAGAATGAAGCCCGCTTCTCCCCCAGCCAACTTGTTGAGGAAGTACGCAACAGATTCTCTGCGTGGTATGAAGTCATTTGTGTTTGCTGGCTCGCTTGCAATTCCGGCCTCTAGTAGTTCTTGGTAGCAGGTTCTCTCATCTGCTTGAGATCTGTGCGTACCGGCTGGGTCGCCAGCGGAGATGAACCTCATTCCTGAGTAGGTTGTCATCAGGGCTGGTTTCACAATCTCCTGAGCAAACTGTCTGATGCCCATGTCTTCGGCCACAAATTCTTCAAGGATGACAAGCTGTCCTCTTGAAGTTATCTGTCCAACAATGCAAGCAGGTGTGAGTCCGAAGTCCCATCCGAGGTAGAGAGGCAGTCCTCTGTTGACTTCAAGCTCTTCTTCGGCGGTGTGGATTCTGTCGTTGTATTCTGGGTAGACCGGCTTGCCGTCAGCGGTTGTTCCGTACTGGCCGAGGACGAAGACTTTGATCCAGTCGTCCGTCTTTCCTTTAATCATCTTCAGGTAATACTCATACCCTTGAGGAAGATTGAACACATTCTCCGCTTCTGAATTCGGCTCATACCGGACATCATCGCCCTCTTGGATACGAAGGAGACCACCCGGTTGGTTAAAGAATTCCCATCCTTGGGGGGTGTCTTCTTCTGCAATCTTGTAATACCAGTGATCGTCGTCAGGCGGGTTGGTATCAAGGATAACGCATGGATGTACGGGGCCGCCGCCGTGAGTCTTCGCGGGGTAGCGACCGATACGTTGAGTGACCATGTTGAAGACTTCATGCGGAACCTCTGAGGCTTCATTGATCCAAGCTCCAGTAAGTTCGAGGGATCTCAGCTTTCCGGTTTCGGATGCTTTGTCCAGCGCGATGAAGATGACTTCCAAGTCCAGCCCGTTGCCGTCTCCACAATCTTTGATCTTCATGTGGGCGGTGATTGGGGCATCCCACTTGATCGGGGCAAGTTCATCATTGAACCATGTTTGCCAAGTCTTGATCGTGGTGGACTTGAGTTCGGGGTAGGTATTGCGGATGACTGCCCATCTTGCTTTTCTCCAACCATTGTGGGGAGTTTGCTTGAGGGAGTGTTTAACGATCTCCATACAACAGGTTGAGGATTTTCCGGAACCTACTGGCCCTTTGATTCCTCGGACATCAGCCATTGAGTTGTGGAACTCAGCGGCCACTTGTCCCGGCGGGTTGTATTGGATGACGGTCATTCAGGCTTTACAAAATTTGAACCAATCAAGAATGTAACATTCTTTGCATCTGTCTCATGCTTGACGGACGCGAGGTTCGGCAAAGTCTTGTCGAGAAGCATCTCAACGGCTTTAAGCCGAGTGGCCGTCATTTTCGCGCCAACTGGTTTTCCTAGAGCTAGGTCTTCAAGAACCTGAATCAGCTTGCTTACTTGAATTCTTTCGCGGACAGCAGTGGCGTGTTCTTCCCGAAGCTGCTCCCGACGGGCGCTTACTGCCTCAGTAGATTTTTTTGTTGCCATTACTTCCTCTTAGAGATGGTTTGTCCATCATTGGCAGGGAATATACCCAGTTGATCCGCAATATGCAACACCTTTTCTCATATTCCTGATTACATCTCTGATCTCAGAGACTCACTCTATTGCTCTCCTCATTAAGGGATGGCAGTTCGCACCAAGGCGGTGCATTCAATCAGTAGAGTGGGTTATTGGGTTTATGGGTTATTGGGTTGCATCCTGTTTTCAGCTCTGATTTCAGAACTGATTTCAGAGAAAATGAGTATTTTGTAGAAAAAATTATTAGCGGTGTTTGTATAGACCC